GCATTGGCGTCAATAGTATGAGTAATTGGAGGTACACCAGTTACCAAATTGATTTTACCATCACCCCAATTAATTGTCGCACCATCGCCAGAAGTAGTACCCACGCCAACATTGCTAAATGTTACATCAACAGTATTGAGAGGATGTACCCACAGTCCAGTGTCATAATACCGTTTCCATACTAGAGTATCTCCAGAATAAACGAAATCTGCAGGAGTGTTTCCACTTCCAACGTCAAGTGTTGTTTTTGATATCATAGTACGATACTATGGAGTGACGATGTAAAGTGTATTAGTATCTGGTGTAAAAGCCCCGTCGTCATAAGCAGTCTGCGTTATCTTGACAATATTATCGTAATCTGCGCTGGTCGGTTTATCGTCGAGAAGATTATTTGTTTGAGCTTGAGTATAGTAGTTATCAAGAACATCCGCGTTGTCTTCCAATGCAGCAGCGAGTTCATTCAATGTATCAAGTGTGGCTGGTGCTCCATCGATAAGATTGGATATTGCAGTAGCAATAGGATCAACTAAATCATTATCACTAATACCACCAGTGAAAACATATTCAGTTAGGTCACCATCAATAAAATTCCCTGAAGAATCGGGTGTTGCACCATCTGCGACTAAAACCTTTAGACCAACATATCTTTCATTAGTATCTAACGCAGCTTTAGCGTCAACTAAAGTAGCATAAGGACCTGATCGTTTATCAAGTGATTCCCGCGAGGAGGAATTGAATCCTGTTATAATATCAATAGCCATTAGAATTTATATTGGAAGTTTTGATTAATTGTTGTTACTGAATTCGACTTATATATATTGTAAGATATTGAGTCACCGCTCGCTGCCTGATAAACGTTTGCTGTATATTGTGTAAAACTAGATGTAACATTAAAACCGTTTCCATCTAAAATACTATTAAGCGAACCATAAGTTGCAGGATATGCAAAGTATATAAATTCGTTAGTAGCGCTCACTGCAATTGTTTTATTGTTCTTTCTAGAAATACTTGAAGTTAAACCCTCGATACCAGTGCCAGAGCTTAAATCGGCAGAATCTTCTCCGGAGAAAAATGGATACACCCATGTGAGGGCGAAACTCTCAAAGGCTTCGTTATTTTGTGCATCGTAGGCGTAAAGTTCCCAAGTATTTACTGTCTCAGCGCCAAACGTAGAATTCACAGTGAATGCTGGTTCAGTATAGGATGTATCACCGGCCGAAACTGGTACTCCGCCGCTAATAGGAGAAATTAAAATTAAAGATGATGGAGTTGTATTTGTGGACCAATCAAACGTAAGACTGCCAGGTCCATATCCGTATTCATATATTGAATTCGCTGGCGCTAAAAACGATGTAATATCGATCGGCACATACTCAAGAGCATCTAGTCGATCTTCAAGGCTTTGTACATTTGGAAGAGTAAGAGTAGATGTTTCAACTCCAGTAAGATGTCCTTTTCCATTTGATAAAACACTTGTTATAACATCTACAGTATCACCAAAAACACCAGATACTGTACCAGTTGTATCGGTACGAATAGTGTCAGTGTGTGATAACGTAATAATATCATCCACTGTTGTAACAGATAAACCTTCACCAGAACCCACAATATCAAATGTAGCATCAGTTCCGTAATTTGGTGAAAGAGTAATAGTTGCTCCTTCGGTGACGCTACTTGTATTGAATACAGCATTCGTAAGATCAGCAGTATTTACTTTAGCGTCAAGAGCTTCTGTTAAGTCTGTCTGATTTGAAAGTGTACCAGCAATAGAACCCCAAACTCCAGGATTTGTTTCGAGGGATGATATACGGCTTTCGTACGACTTATCTGCAATCTTAACAACTTCGTTTGAATCATTAAGAGCGAAGATCTTTCCGTCTGCAACGTTAATAGTTAACTCACCAATACTCAAATCGAACGCATTCGGTTTTGCAGTAGGAGTAATACTGTTTGTAATTATAATCTTTGAGTATGGCATATAATCTATTTATACGATGTTAATATTATTACGATCGATAATTGTAAACTCTCACGTGACCTGCATTGTTCGCGCTACTATCATTATTCGACGCTCCAATTGCAACAATGGTGCCATCGGGAGTACCATCAGAAATTAAACTAAGACCATCGCTTGACTGATCCCGATTCGATTTACCGTCAAGATCATCTCCTATTTGTGCCCAAGCATTATTGATATATTGATAAACTCTTACGTGACCTGCACGACTCCCGAGTCCGGCATTATTCGGCGCTCCAATTGCAACAATGGTACCATCAGCACTTAAGCTGACAGAACTACCCGACTGATCACCTTCAGCTTCACCATCAATATCACCACCAAGTTTTGTCCAAGCATTATTAATATATTCATAAACACTTACGTGACCTGAATCAGTTCCATTAACTCCATCATTATACGGCGCTCCAATTGCAACAATGGTACCATCAGCACTTAGACTGACAGCTTCGCCAAATGTATTGCGCGTTTCTTCGCCATTAATATCATCTCCTATTTGTGCCCAAGCATTATTGATATATTGATAAACTCTTACGTGACCTCTATCCGCTCCAAGAAGGCCATCATCGTCATTATACGGCGCTCCAATTGCAACAATGGTACCATCAGCATTTATGTCGACAGTCGCAGCCGCATCGGCTTTGAATTCACCATCAATATCAGCACCAAGTTTTGTCCAAGCATTATTAATATATTCATAAACTCTCACGTGACCTGCATTGTTCGCGCTACTGTCATTATTCGGCGCTCCAATTGCAACAATGGTACCATCAGCACTTAGGCCGATAGAGAGACCTGAATAATCACCTTCACCTTCACCATCAATATCACCACCAAGTTTTGTCCAAGTATTATTGATATATTGATAAACTCTTACGTGACCTGCACCGTTCGCGCTACTATTATCGAATGGACCGCCGATCGCAATAATACTACCATCAGCACTTATATCAACGCTAGTTCCGAACGCATCATTAATATTAGAGCCATTAATTTCCTGTCCAATTTGTGCCCAAGCATTATTGATATATTGATAAACTCTCACTTGACCTTTCTGGTCATTGGTAAACTCGCTGTCATCATCGTCGGCTTTTGGAGCTCCAATAACAAGAGTCTGACCATCTGCGCTTAATGCTACACTTTGGCCAAAAAAACTTTCACCTTGGGTTCCGTAAATATCATCTCCTATTTGTGTCCAACCTAGAATTTTTTCCCAAATAGTTGATCCATTAAAGATAACCTTAGTAAGATCTATACCATCCTTAAATACAGTACGTATTGTAGAAAAATCAATTGTTTGTATAGCCATTATGTAGTAATAGTTAATACTGTTCCATCTACACTATATGTAGCAGCCACAGGACCTGGTGGGCCTTGAACTAAGCTTTTTAGTTGAAGTTGACCTCCGGCATTAAATTTAAATTGATCTGTATCTACTAGTAATTCTATTTTTGTACTGAATAAATCAAGTGTATCTGTGTCGGCATTCAATGCATCTTTAACGTTAATACCATCACCAGCTGTGATTGAAACTTGCTGAACATCATCTGGAAGAACCTTAATGATATACTTTGTGACGAGATACGGTTGTAGAGTAGAAGTGCTAACAGATCCAGATAAAGAGTGAGAGTGACCTTGTCCACCACCGGCCGAAGAGGTGTTTGCTCCGGTACCTTGCACTCCTATCGAGCTTGTTACATCTGAGATATTGCCATTAGGAAGACCGCTTGTGTTACCATATCTACCGAGTACGTTCGACGTCGAATTGTGCCCCTGCACATGATAATGCGAAGGGATCTGGTTAAGCGTGAGTGCGGTCGATCCAGTGTTGCCGCTGATACTTCCACTAGCAGTTAAACCACCACCAGTATTTCCAAGAGTAAAGCCACCTCCTGCACCTACAGGAACTTTCTGTTCGAGGTTTGGCAGTTTGATCAAAGTCGCGGGATTAGATGCAGTTCCATATTTTGGTGAGTTTCCGCCTAATATAGCAGTAAGCTCAGGGTAAGCGGTCTTTAAAACTTCTTCGCCATCACAGAATTTCCATTTTCCATCTGCTGGTAATGATGCACCTGCCCAAGGCATAATTGTGCCAACAGGAACAATATCGTTAAATACTAATGTGCTTACATTTACATCACCAGTACCACCAGCAACTGCTGCCCAACTTAAATTACCATTAGCGTCTGTTCGCAAATATGTACCTCCACTGCGACCGGAAGGCCAAATATAATCTAGGTTGTTCAGCTTCATCTTACCGCTGTTAACTGTAAGCTTAGTAGTGCTGATGCCGGTGCTATTAACAGTTAATCCTGAATTCGCGCCATTTTTATCACGGAAATAATGATTTGACGCATCGTAAAAAATATTACTTCTAGTTCCGCTCGACGCGGAATCACCATACATTTCGATGTTAGCACCGTCGTGAGTATCAAGATGCAATGGTCCAGGCCCTCTTTGAGTAATTTGAAACTCTCCAGTATCTTTCCGCAAAATTCTTGCGGCGTAATCGTTATAAACATTACCAGCATGAAAATCAATAAATGATTGAACATCAGTTTCTGCCGCGTTGAGGCCGAGTTCAACACCAAAGGTTTCAACACCGCCCTCATCATAATTTACGAATATTGTACCATTAGCATTTACTGTGTTTTGGAATGTCTTCGCGCCAGTAATAGTCTGATCTGTTGCTAAAGTAACATAACTTGATAGTGTATTATCGAGTTCAGTTTCAAAGTCTGAAATAGTATCGCCAATCTCAGTACGAAAGCCATCAAGATCAGTTTCAACAGTACCTATCAATGCAGTTACATCAGCACCGATATTGTTAGTCTTAATTCGCCATTGATCGAATGTGTCTGTTACTAAAACGTTTGTAAATTCTGCCATACTCTTATTTATCTAATTTTTTAACTAGTGTTTCAACCAATGCTGTCAATTGCGAAACTTGTGATTGTAAGTCCTGCATTTCTGCTTCTTTTTGTTTTCGCAAATGCTTCCGTTTTACAACTTGCGCATACGCATTCTGATCACGATTCAATATAGCACCGGTGAAGGTATCTTTTTCAAAGTTAGTATTGTCTTTTACTATTTTTCGTTTTGCCATGTTATTCAAATGTTGCGATTGCTCTAAAGTCCTGTACTGTTGGAACATTAACGATATCAGTAGATGTTAATACGATCTTCACCGCGAAGGCAGTAAATTCAATGCCGTTTCTAGGATCAGCTGCGTCTAGCGCATCTGCGTTAAAGTCAAACTCAACTTCAGAATATCTTCCATCAGAATTGACTGGAATATTCTTAGTAGGTTTAATCTCCTCCCACAGAACTTGATCGTAATCCTCATCGCCAGTTTTAAGTTTAACAAGTACTCGAATATCAGAATTAGATGTTGGTCGATTGCCAAGAAGATATATATTCAATCGATCGGCAGGATCGTTAAGTGTTACTGTACGTGTAATGTATTGAACATCTGCTACACTCGAATCATCGAGATATGAAAAGCCATCATCAATACGCGAATCATAGTTCTCAACTCGAGAATCAGTGGTGATACCAGGGGCGCCAACAGGATCATCACTAACAATTCTACTTGTATCTGCGGGACTGATAATGTTACTTATTCCTAAAAGAGATATTCTAGAAAGATCGAGTGTCGGTGAAATATATTCTGAGGTGGTCGACAATTCTGCGGTAAGTACTATGTCGTCTGCACTGTCAATAGTAGTAGGAACATCAAGATATTCAGTATTATTCGCGTTAATATAATAAACTGTTCCGTTTGATTTGAATTGAATTGTCCAATCAATATTAGTCTGTGGTAGAGCCAAGACCGATGCGAAAACATTGAAGTTGGATATAGTAAACGCAGACGTTCCTAATCCGTTGAATGTGACTGTTCTACTTGCAGCAGTATCATACTGAGCTCTATACATCGTAAACTTAAAGTCGCGATTTTGATCAGGCGTCCATGTTGAAGCATTCTGTGATTTAAACGATACACCTGCATAAGGATTCTTGTCAATTCTCCCTTGACCATTTACATCATCTCCTCCAGTTTCAGCTAACCATAGTCGATACTCAGGAGAATTCGACATTACAACAACCGCATATTCAACACCAGGTTGTAGATAGACTGGAGCGTCGAATGTAAAGGTTGTTGCTGTAGATGCATCATCTGTGACATTGATTGTATCAATGGTAGGATTTTTAACAACTCTACTGAATGGTACAATGTTCTGAGTTGGAATACCGTTTTCGACAGTAACCAAGTGCATTGTAACAGGAATACTTGGATGCGCTTTTTGGAAGAATAGATCAACCTTAGTAACAGAAGTACCAGTGTTAATTTCTCCAATCACAAAGGATTGTGCAAGAGGATCGTAATATCTAACCTTTACATCTCTATCAGTACTAGAAGTAACGCGGTTATTCGATAGTCTCTGTTGATCAAACTCTGGAATTCTTGTAGAGAGAATAGTAGATTCTTTTGTTTCGATTAATCCAGATGCAGTGTATGTAGCGAATGAATATGTCGTAGCTTCAGTAATAGAATTCTTAGGCGAATCAGTAAGTGTAACAGTTCTTTCACCAGTTTTAAACCTAAGAGCTGCATTATTCGGAATGAAACATTCAACATTAATATTACCAGCATCATCCGTAATTAGCTCGTCTCGTGTGATTGCCCGATTTGTTAGTATTGTAGCAGCATCTTCGTTTAAGTGTGTTTGTACACTCTCAGTCTTTGTGACATATGGCGTTGATGCAGTGCTAATCTTGCTGCAATATTCGCTAATATCAATACCGTCAAAGAAGACGTACATTCTAGTATTCGGTTTGAACATCTCACCGTGTAACTCAATTCTCCGCGAACGAATAAATGGTACAAACGAGATATCAACTACACGTTCTCCAAGATTTTCTTCCTGCTCTCGGAAATTCATGGTAGTTCTAATACCATCTCTAGATTCTGCAGTTGTAGTAGATGTAGTTGTTACACTACCTCTAAGAGGTCTCCAGTCATTTGATCCAGTTAGTGCTTTTTTAGCAGCAAGATTAGCAGCACGAGTTGCAGCACTACCTTTATCGCTTCTACCGATTTTAATCTTTTCTTTTTGAACGTCAACTCCGACCCAATCAGTTTCCCATTCGTTCCATTTGGTACCAAGGACATTAGCCTCATTAGCAAGGAACTGAATTGCATCTGCAGCACCAGTTGAGTTAATAATTACATCAGGTCTAATTCTAGTTTCTTTCCACTCATCCATCGAAGGATCAAGCTTAAGAACACCGAGCCAAGCCGCGATATCAAATGGATTCACACTCTCTGATACACTCGCATAAGGCTGTGTGATTAGTGGAACCTCAGTGTATGGGAATGAGACTGTTTCTTGCGCTTGGAATTGTGATTCGACACCGAATAGAATATTATTAGTACTATAACTAGGGCGAAGAACACCTTCAATAGGATCAATCGCGCACTTGTAATCAGAATCAAATGGGTTACCAATATTATGACCAACGAAACTGTCGACAAGAATACCGTTCTTAAATCTCTCTTCTCCACCATTAGTGAAGATCTTCTTTTCAGTAGCTTCTTGTTCAAGCATTGAAAGCGATGTATAGTACTCTAAGTTCTTTACTCTTCTTTCAATAGTACCGATATCTTTCATTGTATATCGACGATTGTCAATATACTTTGTAGTAATTTCACTCGCATCGAAAGTGTACGCTGGAACAAACAACTCATAAAGAGCCATTGAATCACCAGGAGTAGGTGGCACGATTGGCTCCAAAGAAGGAGTTCCTTTTACAACACTAAAGTCACCAATCGTAGAAACTACAACTTTATCATATCGTGGAAGATAAACTTCTAAGTCTTGAAGCTCTACAACAGTATCTGGATCAAGTTTATTTCTTGCATCATTAGCGTACTTGTATGGTCTAAAGTCGAGAACATCAGCTAAAGGCGCATCATCATAAATAGGAATTTCATTATACTCAACATTTATGTTTGTGGCAACATCGTCTCCATAACTATTAGCTGAAAAGAAATCACCAAGCGTGGTCCATTCGAAGTATCTATAAACAATTGATAATTCCTGACCATTTAGATCATCTAGTCCAGTGTAAGTAATCTTACCATCTTGGTAATAATTATCTCTTTGGCCATTATCTAGTGTGAATTGATTAGTAATATTTACGGCCCCAACTAGATCGGGAGCCGATGTGGTATTTGTAATACTTACAATATCATAGATATCATACTTATCTAAATCTATAGTAGAACCACTAGTAAAAGCAACACTTGGTAGTGTTTCAGTTTGTGTATAAGTTGTTCGCTCCTTTGTGCCAGTCACTGGTGTAGACTTTTGTATAGGTGCTATAACTGAAGTAACTGATGCATTAAACGTAAGAGTAACACTTGTCGCACCTGCAGCAACTATAGGGTTAGCTGTCAGGTATGCATCAACTCCGCTAGAATTGATTCCAATATAATTCGAAGTAGAGTCAGAATAAAATACGTGTCCTGAAGGCGCAGTGATGGTTACACTTGTGCCACTCACTGTAAAGGTATGTTTGTAATTTATGTAATCTGGCGTTACTGAATTTACTGTATTATACGGAAGAGGGAATAGTAAACTATTATCATTTGAATCTAATAGCTCGAATGGTTGCTCGACGCCGTTGACAGAACGACGACCAAATTTAAATGAGGTTGTAGATATTGAAGTGGCTTGGCCAAGATATCCAGAATCAATACTCACATCATAAATATACAAGTGGTAAATGCCGTCACCAACATCACTTATTTTTTCTAACGAACGAACTTTACACGTGCCGTTAGTCACATTATTGATTGTGATATCATATGTTATACTCTGATCAGCAAAGTCAGGCAAAGCATCGGTGCCAGACGCGCCTAATATAGTGCCAACCACATAGTTACCGAGATTAAGAGTGGTATAAACTTCACTAAGATCTTGTGTCTCTCTCGCCTTTTCTACTTGGATATCTTTCTTATTTTGAAGGTCTACTCTATAACCTTGAACATATGCTGTAGAAGGTTCTAAACCAGCGATGTAGTGTCTTTCGCCATAGATCGCTTCTGGATCTCCATCCAAATCAATCTTACCGATTGCATCCAAATCTGTAATATCAGAAGCGGTGAATCTACCTCTGTTACCATCTTCGTCATTTAGATATTCGCGAAGGTCAAGTTTAAAGGGCTTAAGGCAATAGTTGCCGCTTTCTTCGAATGTGCGTGTTGCAAACTTTCTATCAAGCTGGGTATATTCAGTACGCGCAGGTTTTACAACTATACCTAAGTCAGTTGTAAAGAGTGTAATATAAGATGGTATTGTATCGATGTGATAAACACCTGCATTGTTTGTAACTAAGTCGTCGTCAGTGTCGCTCAAGAATGCGAGCTTAAAATCAATCTTATAACGATCTGCACCAGGAGCAGTATCATTCGGTGTTCCGTTAGCATTATCTAAGAGAAGAGGATCTGTAACATATGTAACAATTTCATCAGTTACAATAAATGCAATCTTACCATTTAGAGAATATTCTATGTCACCTATTTGTGCTGGTGCTGGTTTAGCGATGTAAAGCTCTTCAGCAGGATTATATACAAACTGGCCATTAATGAAATAAACACCTGCATCAGTTTTAGCAATTGCAGCAAGACCGACCGCTATTACACTCGCGAATGGTGTGCCTTCGTTGACTACCTGAGTTTCTGTGCTTGAAGGATCAACAATAGGGTTACCGACGGCGAGGGAAATATTTGGGGTTGTCGACGGTGTGGTATCAACTGAATACTCTTGTACATTTAAACCATTAACCTGAATAGAAGAATCATAGCGAATAAAGAATCGGTATGTGTCATCTGCTTCTAAAGCTTCATAGTGAAGAACTGAAGCCTTTATACCTCCGCTATTAATATTTAAAACTTGATCAATATATAATGCAATGACTGAGGGTGCTGCGCTGCCTACACCATTGAAAAGAACATCGATATAATTAGCGTTATTATCAAGATTGCCTTTACCATCTAAGATCGGTCCTTCCTTATAAATGCTTTGGCCAAACTTGTCAATCTGCGATTGCAGAATAGACTGCATCTGATTCAATTCTCTAACTTGAACCGAACGGCCTGGTCTAAAAAGAATTTTTAAATAATTTTTTCCTTCGGCTCCAGTAAACTGAACGCTATTGGAATTGAAATCATCATTATAAGGAGCGTCGTTGTATGTCTTAATAGCCATTAGAATTGGATAACTAGTTTAATGTCTTCCTGTTGATTATCGTTTCTTAAAATTGCTTTTCTATTCTCAAGAAAGAGAGTTTCACCAGAACCTTGATTATATTCTCCTTGAACGATTGCGCTTACGGCGTATGTTGAAGTTGTCGTTCCGCCAGGTGATGTAAAAGTAACGTTACCAGTTTCAAACGGTTTTTGATTAACTTCTCCACTTGAATTCTGATGAAAATAGATACGGTTTGGCGTACTATTAATATCAACATAATCTAAATAAGCCTTAGCTTTATTTGTGGCATGAGCAATAACTGTTCCAGCATCTATAGGAATTCCACTTGCATCACTAACTTCTAAATACTGAAGTGTATCGTAGATGTTTAATGTATCATTTGGTGCTGCTGGATCATTATCTGTTCGAGTTGCATCTCTTACAAGACTAACTTGTCTAAATCCGAGGCCAACTGGAGCTTCGCCATCTGCACCGCCGACATATGCTGCGAATAGACCTGCATAAAAACTAGGGAGATCGCTACGAGGAGAAAAGCCAAATCCATCAATTGGAGCAACTAATGGCTGAATATCTGTTGCAACTCCAGCAACATCTACTGAAGCTTCTGCATACCCGGCAGGCCAGTTATTTGTTGTAATCGTGATCGCAGTAATAACACCATCAACAATAGTAACTACATATGGTGATAGGTCATTGCCTGCAGCCCTTATACTGACATTAGCGACCGGCGCTCCAAGATTATCTTTTCCAATGAGAGTAATATCTTGATCGGAGATGCCTGTACCTCCATCATTAACTTTAAATCCATAAACCTTACCACCTGTTGCAGTGCGGGCGTTGTCAATATCTGTTTGAGCTGTGAGATTATCAGGAATATCAACGAATTGATCAGTGTAAAAATCAGAAGTAGTTGTTAAATCGCAGACATATGCCCAAGAATAACCATCACTAAGAGGAACAGTTGGTTGGTTAGTAAACCCTGTAGCAGTAACATTTGTTGTACTGGGTCCATTATTACCATTACGCAAACATACGAATACGTGATCGTTATGTGTCATGTAACAAGGATAATATGCTGTATTGCCGATCGTCTCGTAGTTGAAGATATTAGGATCAGATGGATCGTATATTTTATACACTCTTCCACTTACCCATTCGTTCCGAGGAATAACTGTGAATGTGCTTTGCACCTTAAGCAGAGAAATTAGATTCTTAAGAACATCAGTCTTCTCAATGATCGTATTGGTCGGAAGAGGA